GGTTTGAAATCTATCAGCTTGTGGGTTACGGCCTCTTTTAGTTTCTATGCTATCTACTACATTAGATACATCTACAATTACAGCCGTGCTATCAGCTAATATGTTTGTACCTAATATACCTTCACCTAAAATCATAGCTTGAGCAAAGCTAGGCCCGGTACTAAAGTTAATTACTGCGTTTATTGTAGGTAAAGTCATACAGCCGTAACGTTTCCACTATAAGTTAGAGAATTACCATAGCGGGTATTTTCTATAACTGCATTTTGTACTACTTCAATAAGGCCGCTAGTTTTATCTATAATTTCTATGCGTATAGGTTCATCACGCATACGAAAAGCCGCGGGGTTAAAAAAGTCTGGTAAACCGGCGCTAGTAAGGCTAGCTGTAGCTATATTTAGGGCGCGCTCACTTTCAGCTAATAACGCATCTGCTAACGCTAATTCTGACTCTGCCAGCATACTAATAGCGTCTGCGTGAGCCTCTACAGCTCTAATAGCCTCTGGATCACCTGCGACATAACGGCTAGTTATATCCGGGGCTAATTCATTTATACCCGTCCTATCTTGGCTAGGCATTATTGGGCTTAAAAAGTCAAATCGTGAGCCTGCAATAGCCAATAATTTAGCTATTGCTGCATCTAGGTTATCTAGGTTTATTAAATCTTTAGGCTTAAACTTGGCTAAAATATCGTTTATTTGACTTAATTTATAGGTTTGGCCTGTAAGCGTACCTAATATAGCTAGCTCTGTGTTTAATTGCTTAGACAAACTAGTAGCGCGCTCTACGTCTTTATCTGCTATTGCGTCCTCTAGATCTAGCATTAATTGTTTTACTGTTAGGCGCTGTGCATCATTAGCTAGCTGTAGTTTTTGCTGCTCTGTCGCATTAGCACCTAGTTTGTTAATTTCATCTTGTTTAGCCAATATAGCGGCTTGTATTTGTATTTTGTCTAGGTCAAATACATCTGTACCCTTACCTAACGCAAGTGCAGCTTTATCTAACGCTAATTGGTCTTTCTTTTGTTGCGTTTTTAATTTTTCTGCATCTGCTTGTTTTTTAATAAGTGCTAATAATTCTTTGGCGCGTTTGGCTGCTTCTGCCTCTGCCTTTTTTCTAGCTGCGTTTATTTTATTTTGCGCATCTAAAGACCCGGATAAGGTCATAGGTGTAGTAAATGGTTTAGGGGCTAATCTTTGCGCCTCACCTATTCCCTGCAAAATCTTTAAATATGCGCCTAATACTGGGATATTACCTACATCAAAAAACGCCATATTCTCAGCATTAGGCAGTTTATTTAATACGCTAGTTAAAGTTGCAACACCCGTAATAACGTCTGCTATCTGTTGCCCAAACTCTGCCATAGCTTTAGTAGCTGATCCTATGCCTTGATCCCCGGCTAATAATGCAAAGCCATCTACTAAACTTTTACCTATAGTTTCTTGCATATTATCAAACGATACTTTTAGTAAATCTATTTTACCTGCGTAGGTATCTAACCTAGCTTGGTTTTGCCCGCTAAATTGTGTATTTAGTTTGGCTTGTATATCCTCAAAATTAGCAGCTTTTAATTCTGCCTGTGTTAAACCTATATTGTATTTAGTTAGGCCTTTAGTATTACCTAAATAGGCTTTAGATAAATCACTAGCTACTGTAACTAAATCTTGCCCGCTGCCAGCTGCAACATCTAAAGCGGTTTTTAATAGATCTTGCGACTTATTCACGCTGCCCGTAGTAGTCAATAGTTTTTCAAATGCTGGCCTTAATTGGCTATCTGTTACGCCGCTTAGCGCTTCCATATCGCTAATAAATGCTTTTACCCTTGCGTCCTCAAAACCTAAACCTAAATTAGTTACTGTTTTAGTTAATTTAGCAGCTGCCGCCTCATCTTGTATAAACGCTTTAGCAGCCGCTTTACCAAACGCCACTACAGACGTTACGCTGAAAGCTAAACCTAAAGACTTAGCAAGTGTTTTAATGCCTTTTTGTAATTTAGTGGTTGCGCTCTCAGCTTCTTTAAACGCTTTTTTGCCCGTAAACTCACTAGCTATATTTACTACTACTTGTGGATCTATAGCCATTATGCCGCCGCCTTAAAATTATTATTAAATATAATCTTGGTCTTTTCTATAGCCTTAATTACAGCTGCGTTAGTCTTGCCGCCGTCCTCAGCCCACGCTCTATAAATGGCCCGGCCTCTCATCTTTCTAGACCTACGGCCTGCGCCTGTTTGGTTATTAGCATCTACTATGCGCCCTGTGGCATCTAGAGCGTCTATAAATTGTTTACCCGCGTTAGGGTTTAGGCTCTGTGAGTATTGCTTACCTGTGTGTCTTGTTTTATCGTAAACGCCATTTAGGTAGCGATCTACTACAGGGCCTTGTGGTCTGCCTTGTGGGTTTAATCGCCCGGCGGTTTCATAGATAGCGCCGGCAGCGCTTGCATTTACTATACGCGCCAAAGCTCTAAAACCGCTCCTATTGACTTTACTAGGCGCTGTCCTATACCCAATACCGCGTCTAGCGGCAGCTGCATCAAAGCGCGGAAACTGTCTATAGTTAGTATCGCTAGCCTCTGCCTTACTCCACCCGCTTAAAACAGTACTAGGTATGTAACCGCGGGCCGTAGTTACTATAGGTTTTAACAGCGTTGCCATTTCTTTTTGTAATTCTTTAGATAAATCCGGCGTAAACTTGCGTAATGCCTTGCGCGCTTCAATAGCGCCTCTTAATTCTGTTGGCATCTTGCACCGCCTTAGTTCTATCGGTTAAAACCTTTAATATATTTTTAAACATTACATCATCTAGATCTAGCAAGTATTGGGGCGGTATCCCAGTTTCTACTGCAACTTGTGCAATTAGATAGCCAAAGCTACCGCGCCCAACTATTCCAGGGGGTCATCATCTAGTACCTCAACTTTAGCTAAGGTTTCTAGAAACTCTGCCCCAAAACTTTTTACTACTTCCCCACTAGTGCGTAAACACTCCCAAGCAAGCCAATAGACATCGCTTTGACGTTCTAAATCTCTAAAAGCCTTATGAAACCCCATTTTTGCATACAGCTCAAAGGCATACTCAATACGGGGCGTAATCTTATGCTCGCTTACGCTTCCGTCTGCCCTTGTTATTTTAAGTTTTGCCATTGTTTGCCCCTTTGTTTGGTTATCAGCTTGTAGTGATTACTATAGGTGAATTACAGGTAAATGTAATGCTCTGTGTAGCAATATCGCCAACAGCGCCATTTATATCCTGCGTATTGTTTACTAATACTGTAGTGCTATAAAGTGGGTTTGTGGCAGACGTAGCCGCGCTAGTTTGCTTTAGCGTAAGGGCTACAGTAGTACCCCAAGCCGCTTGCAAAGTCGCGTTTACGTTAGCGGCTGCCGTATCGCTTAAAAAATCAAGCGTAATAGTGCTCGCCTCTAAACCTTTTACAAACTTATGTGCAGTATCGCCCATAGCCGTAACTTCCAGCTCGTCAAAAGCGCGGTTAATAGTTGCGCTAGTAACGTGATCGCTCAACGCTATGCTATTAAGCGTAACTACTACGCCGTTAGATAAATAAATTGCCATTGACTATACCTCTGTTTCTTGTGTCGGTGTTACTGTTGTTGTTTCTTTTTGCTTTGTTTCTTTAACCTCTTTAGGCAAGTCTTGGCCTATTTTGATTAAAAACGCTTTTTCCTCATCTGTAAGTGCCATTTTAGCTCCAACTCGTTAGTACGGATATTTGTAAATCACTTGTTAGTAAATCACCGCTAGGTAATGATAAAACGCTAGGTGCAGTTACAGCGGTAACATTAAATACAATAGAGCTAGTAGCTAGTTTATTAAACACGGCTACTATTGTGTCCTCTATGCCTTGTAGGTTGCCTTGATTATCAAACATAGGCACGGTCATAATTATTTTAAAATTAGCAAGCGGTGAAATGCCGGCCTGTGAGTTATTGCTAGGGGTCAAATAGGGATCTGCCGGGGCTACTACTACGCTGTTAGCGACTACGTTACTTGGCGGGTAGCTAAACGTACTCCAAACGGCGTTATTAGCTAAGGCAGCGGCTATAGTGCTGCGTAATGTAGTTATGGCGGCTGTAGGCATTATCCCACCATAGCGTTAGGTGAAAGATAC